TGTCCGTCTCAAATCTTTTACAAATATACGGTTAATTTTTCAATCTACCAAATTTATTTGTGTTTTTTTTAGATTTAACTTTCCGAGTATCTTTCATCACCTGTTGGTGTCAAATCTTTTACAAATGTAAGAATAAATATGACTGGAACAAGCAAAATCAAGAAATTATTTTAAAAATAAAATCTTTTAACCCTCCAACCATATCAAGCTCTTCTATCTCCTCAATAGAAAAATAACCACACTCAGTATGTTCGTGTCCGTCTTGAGCATGTCCTAAATTTGGTTCAATCTCTTCATTTACCTCAAAAAGAAATATATTGAGTTCACTTTTGATTTTACCGGACTTATATCTTTTAATCTTACCCAAATACTTTATTGGGTCTGTAATCTCAAGATTTGTTTCTTCATAAAACTCTCTATAAGCACAGTCCATAGGGTCTTCCCCTTCTTCCATATGTCCCATAGGAATTGCCCATTCCCCACTATCGGACCTTTGACAAAGTAAAACTTTATCATCACTTAATACTATTATACCTGCGGTTTGTTTCATATATACTTGTATTTATAAATATGTATGTTAGAATAAATGATATTGACCTCAAAGTTAAAACTTGTCTTACAAAGATAAGCAAAGAAGAGGGAATGATGAGAAAAACTTTCACCAATTTTGATGGGATGTTATTCTTTATGGGCTCGGGTAGTCATTGTATGTATATGAAAAATTGTATCATCCCTTTGGATATCATTTTTATAGATTCTAACCTTACCATAGTCGATATTTTTAATGGTTGCGAGCCTTGTAAGACTGATAATTGTCCTAACTATTGTTCCTCAGGGGAATATGTATTGGAATTACCTGGTGGATTCTGTCAAAAAAACAACATAGTTGCCGGGGATGTTTGTTCCTTTGATATGTAAATTATTTTGTTAAGAAACTCCTAAAAAAATATATTCGGGTTTCTTTTGGGTCTTATTGGTCTTATTTATATATCTTTGTAGGACTTAAACCAATAAACTTTTAAAACTATGAAAATGAAATTAAAGATTTTTTTGATTACGTTTCTTTTTTTGTTAACCTGTTCTTTGCTTTGCTGGAACATTTCTAATAAACCAAAATCCTTTAACGAGGAACTATACGAAATTGGTTCCAACGAATCCGCTCTACCTTGTGAAAGAATGTATTACCTCATTGAGACTTACTCTGACAGTTTCAGTGTTCCAAAGTATATTGCTTACGGTGTGGCATATAAGGAAACTAGATATAGAGGTCCTTTAGATACCCTATATAACCCATTTCTAACTTCTCACGCTGGCGCGGTTGGGGCAATGCAAATCATGCCTCGATACGCATCATATTTTGCAGAAAGGTCGGTCACAAAAAAAGAATTAATGAATAACTTGGAAACCAATGTTTGGTTATCAATGAAAATACTTGCTCAGCATTATGAAAGATATAAAAATTGGTCACTTGCTTGTGGTACATATAATACAGGAAAACCTACATTAAACAAATACGCAAAGTTTTGTGGCGACAACTCAAACTTTGTTAAGAATTGGGTTAACCTTGATTCTTCGAAGACTCGATTTTTTCTTGCAGAACTCTAACAAATTCGTTCTGTACCATTTTTAAAAACTTAATGTAAGCAGCGTCTTCTTTTTCGGGGTCATACTTGTATTTTCCTTGTGGTGGTCTCTTTCCTCTTCCAAAGAAGTTGAGGCCAGATATATTGGTGATACACTTATGGCCCCCACTGTTTGCCTGAATGATATCCCAAGCTGGAACAGTTATTTTATCAAGTATAGCCCATTCTTCTTCGGTTAAAGTCTCAGATGGTTTTTCCATCAAACTTTTAATTTCAACTAGGTACTTAGCCCCACCTTCCATATCCAAAAACTTTTCTCCGTAGATTGCAGCAAAGTCTTTAAACGTAAATCCTACTGACTCTTCACCTATCTTTCCTTCAGATACCCACTTAATTGTTGATAGTGGTACTTTTCTATCTTTTAGTTGTCCTTCCCACTTAGATAATACCTCTTGAGCTATCTCGCCTAAATTAACTCCTTTCAATTCTCTTTCCTTTTTAAATGGATTACAAGAAGCTTGAAGGAGTCCAAGAGGCCATGCAATAACTAAGAAGTCAGCCTCAGGGTTGTTTTTAAATGGAGTATATCTATCATAAGAACCTGGTTTCATCATGCTACCACCACCATATTGAACTATGACATTACCTTTAACATCAGGGTAATCTTTCATTTTTTCTATATAGTCCGCTTTGTTTTTCTCTAATGACTCAATTGGTGCATAATTTTTTTCCTCCATTATTTCTTTTATTTTAAGAAATAAATTAAGAAGGGATGGTTTTGCCTCAGCAACCAATCTTTCTAAGAAGTTTGGTTTGTTCTTAAATGCAAGTAAAAGTTTGTTTGTTACAAGACCAAGTAACATTCTATTCTTTTTCGCAGATACATCCTTATCAAATTTATAAACATAGTTCATTACAGTCTCTGGTGTAATTTCGTTTTTGGCAAAATCAGCACTGTCAACCATTGAAATTGTTGCAACATCCTCTGTTGGGAATAAATCTGTCTTTGGTATAATCTGAGATAGTGTCTCCACGTTTGACCTTGATTGTCTGAATGACTTAGAGCCCGTTTCTTCGGCACCAGCTTGTCTATCGTGGTGGTCTGTATGAATAACGAACATCGGTTTACCGTGTGCAAAGTCAACTAAAACCGGCATAACTTCACCTCTTGCATCTGGTTTCTTCACAGACCATTCTTTGTCACCATATTGAATTACTTCAGTGTCAACCACATCAATTCCATTTGACTGTAGGTAGTCTCTCATTGCAATTGCGGTGGTTACTCCATCCAAATCTTGGTGGAAATAAATTTTTGCCTTTTTGTATCTATCAGAGAGTTCTCTAATATTTCTAATACCAGATTCAGATATTAATTTTCTCATTCTAAAGTCAAAAGATATTTGAGTTTATTAAACCCATGCAACATTTCGTCTCTTAAATTTAAAAGGTCAGAATCTTCTTGTGGGTCGAATACCTCTGTCAACTGAATTAAAAAAATACAAACTCCATCAACAAAACTTTGTACTGATATTTCAGATATATCTTGTCCTTGAATTGTATATCCTCCTTGGTAGGATGGTCTTCCGTGTTTACCCATACAAGCTTCAACAAAATCATCAATCAATTCATTTAAATCTTCATATAGTTTTCCATATGCCTTATGTTTAGCGTAAGATTTTGTCTGCCAGTGTAAAAATTTTAGTTGGATTTGAGCCTCAACTAATTTTCTGATGATATCTGAATTTTCCATATTTTAATATCCTTCTGCCGCTTTACAGGAGATTTTACCTTGTTTATCTTTTTCACAAAAAGCCTGTTTTAATTCATTATTAATACACGCTCTTCCAGTGAATGGTATTTGACGTTCACCATCAACTATAATTTTACTTTTAACATATTCGGCGGTAACTTTTTTTTCACCTTCATAATAATCACCTTCCTTACAATCTGTACCTTTCATTTCCTCTTCTTCATTCAAATAAGGTTTTGCATCACCAAGTTTTGTATTAATAAGTTTGTTGAAATTCTCGATTACGATTTTCTTTCCTCCTGAGTGTTGTTCACGGATTCCGTTTTTTTCTTCGTCAGATAAATCATTCAATAAATGTTTCATAATATTTTTTTATATAAATATAACCCAAAACAAAAATGGAGGTCAATGACCTCCATTTTCAAATACTATTTCTTGTTGTTTCTTTTTATCGACAAAGGCTTGAATCCTTTCCCTTGCAATTTCTGTATAGTTTGGACTGAGTTCAATACCAATCCATCTTCGGTCTAATATTTCAGCGGCTACGCAACTTGTTCCACTTCCATTAAATGGGTCAAGAACAATGTCATTCTTATAGGTTAAAATCTTAATTGCCTTGGTCGGAATATCCATTGAAAATGTTGCCTTAGTCATTGGTCTACTATCATTAAGATATTTCCACTGACCGAACACTAACTCCATAAACTCTTTCTTGTCTTCATCCTGATAAACAACTTTGGTCTTGAATGTCCCATCCTCTTGTTCCATTTGAGTTGGTACTCCTTTCCATTGTGGTTGACCTTTAACTTTCTTGATGTGATGTTTCTTATATGCAAGAATTACACATTCCTTCGGATTATAAATATATGGGGAGCTACAACTCATCCAACTTCCCCAAGCGGTTGTCTTACTTCTGTGGGGACTATCCTCCTCAAGGTCAACAATTCCAAAGAATTTGAATCCGATTTGTTTCATCACCTGATAAACCTCAGATACCAAAAATATACGGCCACCCTTTTCTTGACGGTTGATTTCATATGGAATATTCAACGCAATACGGCCATCGTCTTTCAAAACTTTATAAGCCTCAGTGAGCCAATTTTTACTGAACTCAAGATACTGATTAATTTCCATATCATCATCGTGAGTATCATAGGCGATGTTCACACCATATGGGGGTGATGTCACAATCAAATCAACTGAACCTTCGGGCATTTCACCCATAACTTCAATACAATCTCCGTTAATTACTTTATTTATATAGTTTTCAATCATTTTCTCTTCCAAATATATTTCTTCTCCACCACTTTCCAAAACTATTTTTTGGTTTATCAGGTATAAGTCCGTCAAAATAAAAAATACTTAAAACAAGTATAGTAAAAAATATATAAATTTTCCAAAACATTTTATTTCTCTAGATTTTTAATCTTTCTATCCAAATACCAAAGAGCCTTCTTTAGGTCTTGGAGTTCTTTGTCAGAGTCCTTTTTACCCGCTCTTGCAACATACTTAACTACGTTGAACAAATAAGCGTCCATATCAAGACCCCAAGCCTCGCATACTTTCACAACTTCATATGCGTTTTCTTCACCTCCATAATGCTGTGGGTGATTTACCATTTCTTTTGACATAAATTATTTTGACTTTACAACGTAATAATCCTTACCGTACTTACTTTCCTCGATTAAATCTTCATTTATCATTTCATTGATAATATCCAAAGTTTCTATCATTGGTTGTCTAACCAAATGTTTTGAAATATAGGATATATGAATTGGTCTTCTTAGTTTAGCTAAGAGTGTTTGTTTTAAGGAATTCATCTTTAAGTTCTTGAAATTTTTGTTCGATTTCTTCATCTTCGAAGACCAAAGAGTCTGCTCGCAAATATAGTTCAATAATTGCAGGATGCATAGTAATTTGTTCGATAACTGATTTTCCGACTATTTTTTTGTTAAATCCCATTTTTTTTTAAATTTTTTATAGTGTTTTTTTGTATTATGTAATTAAGAATTTTTCTTTTAAAAGCCGGAAGTATTGACGACTCAAGTGGGAAATCATACACAGCTTTCAACTCAAATATAGGTAATTTTTTCTCTATATCAAAGTCAAAAACAAAATTATCTTCTGTTTGCTTTAAGAGAATAACATTCATTTTGGTATCAATTGTTATTCTTTCTTTTCTTTCTATTTGATATTTCCATACTTTTCTTCCAGTTTGGAAATCAGAATAAAAATACCCGGTTAACTCATGGATATTTTTTTCATTCTTTATAATCTTCAAACTAATTGAATCATAAACAATGTTCCAAACCGCTTTCATCATATTGAAATAATCCAACACTTTTTGACCTGAGTATTTTACAATCTCAGTAAACTCATCATAATCTTTTTCATCTATGATTGGGACGGGTTTAAATTTTAAATCTGATATTAAAATTTCATCGTCAACATTAAATAATTTCTTTTCAAAGTACAATGTTTTAAACTCGCCAGATATTGATTGGAGGTTTGCAAGATGTATTGAAAGTTCTGTA